CAGCACCGATGAAGCCCCAGCGGGGTAGGGAGAGGTTGCGGCAAACGCGGCGAGCTTGATGTTGGGCGCATGGTCGTCGATGGACGTACGCATCTCAATGTACTCACCAGCCGCAAGGTCGATGTCGAAGTTCCAATTGACCTCGAAGTAGTGGTTGTTGGACTGAATGGTGTTAATTCGCGTGGAGTACGAAACATCAGTCCCGTTGCGGGCGATCCATAGGGCCACTTCAACTTTGCTGCCCGTCAAGGTGTAGACCTGCCCGGTGTACTGAAAATTGTACACGCCGTTGACAGAAACTCTAATCCGCGACTTTGTGCTGGCAGTTCCGGTTCCGGCACCAACGCCTGTTGCAACAAAAACCACTCCGACAGTATTAGACGCCGCGCCGATTAGCGTGAAATTTGTACTGCCTACGGAGACTATGGTGTACCTGACGCCAACAACGAAAGACCCGGCAGTAACGGTTACGGCTTCTAGCGCCACCCCGTTACTCAGATACGTGCTGTCAAACTCGACTGGATACGCGGTGTCGTTGGCGGCGTAGATTTGCTCCTGGGTATTAAAAAACAGCCCGTTCGGGCAGTCGATGAACTGCCCGCCGTTGGGGCCGAGGATGTTGTCGAAGACGTTCGTCAATTGGTTGAAGAACAACCGCAGGACGTTGTTGTGATTGTCAAGAAACGTGCGCGAGTACTCCGGCGTCGGCAGAGGCAGCGCCGGGTTGTTGGGCTTCTTGAGGAAGTTGAAGAAGCTCATGACTTGCGCCCACTGGGGCGGAGGTCAACCCGAGGCGTGCCAAGCTGCCACTGGACACCCTTGTCCGTGGACTCCACCCGCAGCGCCATCTGCCTGCCGCGCACCCGGATGTAGAGGTTGCCGTCGTAGGGCGTCACGGTCCCGGAGAAGCGCTCGATCCCGTTGTCTGTGTCCCGCTTGACGGTCGCTTCGTTGGTCAGCGCCACGGACATGTCCGCCGTCGGAGCCACATTGTCCACGCCCCGCGTGTAGCCGGAGCCCGAGTTCTGGAGCGGCAGCAGGGCCATGGTGACGCGCTGCTCAGCCAACGAGCCTGTGGAGCCCGTGAAGGTGATGTCAGGCAGCACCCGGCGGACGAACCCGAAGTTGTGCCCGTCGTCGATGTCGAACTCGGACGACAGGATGTAGGACTCGAAGCCCACCGGCTGCGTCGTGGACGCGTCATCGCACCCTGTCTCGTGCTGGATCAAGCGGCGGTTGTAGTCCGTGGCAAGCGGGCGGTCGTTGATGACGCTGGCGTCGATCCAGGCGGTGCGGCCCAGCGTGCCGTGGTACCAGATGCGCTCGGCGTAGTTGTAGACGGCGTAGCGGTCGACGACGGTGTTGGGGTTGGAGACGGTGCCCGTGCCGTCAGGCCCGGTGATGGAGCAGTAGAACCACCACACCTCGCTGAACTGCTCGACCGTGGACGCGAAGACCTGAAGGTTCTGATTCGCGTTGAAGTCGTCGAAGATGAACTTGCGGATGTCGCAGTTGAGCGTCTGCACGCGCCCGTCGAACATGTAAAACTTCTCGTCGCCCATCCAGTAGGTGACGCCTGCCGCCACTGCCCATGCGCGGTCGCTGACGATGGTGATGTTGTCGGCGAGGATCTGCGAACCCCACACGATGGGCGGGCCGAGGTACTGGAGCGAGTAGAGCGCGGTGTCCGTCCAGACGAGGAACTCCTGCCGGGTCTGTGCCACGGCCTGAATTGCGGACCCTCGGGACAGTTGCAGGCTTCCGGCCTGATTCGTCGCCGCCGGGGTCCAGTTGGCCGCTGTCTCCTGATCCGACCAGCGGATCAGCATCGGGTTGAGCGCCGAGGAGCCGTAGTCCGTCGTGCCGAAGGCCAACACGAAGCGAGAAGCGTCGGAGACGGCGCGGAACAAGGCCGCAGAAGGCGTGTCGCTGGCACCGACAAGCGTGGAGATGTTGACACCGCGAACCACCGGACTGATGTTGCCTGCTGTCCAGTAGTAGATCCCGCCGCCCTTGGGGCCGTAGATCAGGTCTTCGCCAAAGTTGTAAGCATTCCACAGGGCTATTTGCACTGGTACAAAAGGCGTTGTGCTGCCGCCCCAAACACCGCTGCCCCAACCGCCACCGCCCCAACCTGAGCCGATACCCGGTCCCGGATACTGGATTTCTGTGCCGATGTTGGGCTGATACTGCGCTGTCACTGCGCCGCCACCGGGGGAGCCTGAAACGTCCGCAGCAACTGCCGTCACCGGTAGGCCGGTGCTCGGATCACGCGCATTGATAGTGTAACTATCCGCGTCAATGACGGTAGCAACTTGATACTCAAGTTCCAGCACCGCCTGGGTCATGTTGCCGCCAAGACCTGTGACGTTGTCGAACTGCACATAATCCCCGACGAGGCGACCGTGCGCGACGTCAGAAACAGTGATGGCAGAAGAGCCGAGCGTGGCTGTAAAAGGATTGGTAAGGCTGACCGTGTCGATCGGCGTGATGTCGTAGAACGCCCCGTAGTACACGTAGTACTTCAGGTTCGTCCCCATGCCGAGGTAGACGCCCCACGGCCACAAGGCCCGGCAGATGCCGAGGAACTGGTCGTTGTTGACCTGCTGCCAGCCGCCGATCTTCTCCGGTTGCCCGGAGCGAAAACGCACCTTGTCGCACTCGTACCAGCCGCCTTCGGCGGAGTAGCGCGTTGCTTCTCTAAATATGCCCGGCTTTAATCTGAGGGCTTTCAACGGCATAAAGTGCCCCTTTTTCTATTAGCCCAATAGGCTTTTTTAGCGTCACTTATTTTTCTTTTTGTTTCTTCGGACACAGTAGCTTTTACAGCTTTAAGTTTAGCTAGTGTCTCTACTGTGTGTTTTTTACCAGTAGCAGCAATGCGTAGTTTTTCCTTGTGCGCTTCTGTCAGCGGCTTGCGTTTTTTACCTATTTGGCGCGCAGTTATGGCTTCTCCAAACTCTGGGGCGTATTTTTTACCAAACCTAGCCGCAGCAATTTTAGCTTTCCATTCTTCAGAAAACGGCGCACGTTTGACGCCTAATTTTTTCTGGCGAATTTTTTCTTTTGTAGTATCGGTCGCTGGCGCGCGTTTTATAACATTCCAGTTACGAATGGCTGCTTTATGTTCCTCGGAAATACGCTTTCCTTTGTTTGCCTTACTGATTTTATTTCTAATTTCGGGAGTGTAAACTATCGCCCCTGCTGCATTTAAGTTGTAACAATTTACGCCCTGTGAAAACATTGCGCGGATGATGGCTGTTTCAAACGACCGACATATGTCATACGTGTTGACCGTCAAGACTTCTCTTGTAAAGTCCTGGGGCCGTTCTTTGTATGCCTTCAGCATGTGTTTTGACGAACACACATACCCGTCATCAACGCGTCCTTTATGGAAGCCTACGTACAGCTTCTTTGCGCCGTGATCTGTCCAGCAGTAAACAAAGCTGTCCATGATTACTTCGAGGCGACGCCCCGCGTTTTCTCGAACGTCCTCATCCCACCGATGCCCAGCATGCCGCTGAGCACCACCCACAACAGGTCAGTATCGAGCGTTGGAGGTGCAGGCCAGCCTTTGACAGCCCCCACCCATGTCAGCAGCGGTTGACCCAGCGTGGCGTAAAGAAGGCCGACACCGCCCACCCAGCCGACGAACGGACGCCAGCCCGCCACCCAGACGCTGGGATGCGCTGCCTCACGGGCATTGATTTCCAACTGGGCAATGACCTGTTTGAGTTCCCCGTCCATGGCCTGCTTGAGAAACGCGGCCTCCGCTTCACGGCGCTTTTCAGGGTCGGGAACAAACCGGTCAAGCAGCGTCTTGCCGACTTCGAGGATGGGACCAAGGAAGAGAGGGTTCACAGAACCTCCGGTTTGCGGAACACGTTTGCAGGCATGCGGGAGAAGTCCCCGTCCAACCACGCGATTTGAACAGAGTCGCCCACCCAAAGCCAGCACCCCGGCACCCGCACCGGGCCTTGGAGGTACACCGCCCATCGGGCGCTGCCGACACAAGGGCCTGCCTCGGCGTAGAGTTCCACCCGGGCGTCGCCTTCACGGTACTCGGCTACTGGCCCTAGCCCAGCATCCGTCGCGCTACCTGAAGCACCACCCACGAAGAGCAGGCCAAACAAGGCAGCGAAAAGGCGCATGTCACATCCCCAGAATCTCGCAGCACCGGCGCGTCCAACCACGCCCGAAGGTGCTGAAGGTGTTGAGGTTGGTCAGGAAGGTCAGGCGCTGGGCCACGAGCCGCGCCCGCAGCGCGTCGGGGTTGGCTGCATTCGCAGCGGCCAGAGTCTTGGGCCCCAGGACGCCGTCATCTGCCACGCCCAGCGCCCGCTGGAGCCATCGAACGGACTGAGCAGGGCCGGAGTTCACAGCCGCGTCGAAAACGGCGTAGCGCACCGCCGGAGGCAGTTCGTCGGCCCGGACAGCCTTCCAATAGTCCTCGTGGTAGATGCGCTTGGCAAGCTCGACCGGCAGATCCTGCATCGGGCCCCGGTAGCCCACCCTGCGGGCGACAGCCTCGGTGATCCCCATGTTGGTCGCGCCACCCGGATCGGACGGGTGGTGGACGTAGCCGCCCTCGTGCTTGAGGACGATGTCGAATGCAGCGTCGAAGTTCATGGCGTCACTCGTAGAGGATGTTGATGGAGCCTGTTATGTTGTTGCCGCCCGCCGAGATACGCAAGCGATCCAGTGTCGAGGATAGCGCTTTACGCCCGGCACTGAAAAAAGTAGTGGCTATGCTTGTATCCGCACCGTGCACGCCCACCCCTATCCAAAGATTGGTAGCGGCATCCATCAAGGTAAGCGTAAACGTACCTGTCACGAGATATGGGGTACCTACGTAGCGAAGTTCAAACGCGTCGCCGCTATAGTTATTACCCCCAGTACCACCGCCTATGATGTTTGTCTGCGCACCGGTATAACCAGTAGTTTCAATCCCCCCAGAGTCGCCGATTTGGATGTCAATAGGATTGGTTCCGTTGGTGCTTACACCAGCAAACATCACGGTAATTCGCTTAACCCACGAAGGTATTGGCGTAAAATCAACCTGTGCTACCGCGCTAACCGTTTGCACCGCATCCAACACCAACGCCCCACCCCGCAGTCCAGCAGGCGTGATGGCTCGCGTCGTATCGGTGCCCGTTTGCACCTCTGCCGTGGTGGCGAGTTCGACCACGCCTTTGGTGGTGTCCGAGGCGTCAGGGACCAGCGTGCTCAGGGCAGTGCTTGTCCAAGCACCCGCTCCATCAGAACTCAGTACGTTGTTGAGTGCGCCCGGAGCCGAGAGGCCCGTGCCGCCGTTGGCGACAGGCAAAACCCCCGTCACATCCGTCGTCAGGACGACCTGCTCCCAGGCAGGCGCGGTGTTCACCCCCTTGGCCCGCAGCACGCTGCCCGTGGCGACGGCGGCGAGTTTTACAAGCGTCGTGGTCGTGCCTGCGTAGAGGAGATCCCCCACCGCGTAGCTGCTCTGCCCAGTGCCGCCATAAGTGGCGTCGAGGGCGAAGCCCAACCTAAGACTTTGTAAATAGTCCATAGCAAAAACAACTTGAGGCACCGTAGGATCTACGCGGACTATTGCTGAATGACCGGCAGGTATTAAAGCCCCAGGATCGACACTAGTTTTTACTTGGATGGCCGCGGTGCAATCGTTTTGCACAACGTATAGTTTGCTTGTTGTAGGGACAACAACGTTTCTTGCTACGGCGCCGCCAAAAACTCTAAGCGCCATAGCCCGCGCTTGGTCAACGGCACCGCTCAAAGAAGTAAGCGTAACGTTGCCCGCCGTTACATCAACATCCACAACCCCAGCAATCGCTTGATCCGCCAGATCCGTGAAGCCGCCGTTGATGGCAGTGCCCCACCCGGCGTCGCCAAGGGCGGGCTTGTTGAATTTCAGGTTGGTGGTGAAGGTGCTTGCCATGGTGACCTCAAGCGAAGCGCAGGAGCGCCGCAGCGGCTGTGGCCGCAGGAAGTTGGACGGTGAACATGCCGTTGGCTGTCTTGTCTGCGCCGAAGTCGAGCACCGCGATGGCGCGGTTGGCCTTGGACGAGTTGTAGATCAGCGCCCCACGGCAAGTGAAGGACGCGTTGGCCCAGGTGGGATTGTTGAAGGTGACATAGGCCGTGGTGCCGGAGAGCAGGACTTGAACCCCGGTAAGCGGGATGCCGCCAGAGATGTACCCCGTCCCGACCGCCTCGCCCGTTGGCGTATACACCGTCGTCGCCTGACTCAGGTCCGCCGCTGCCGTGTACAGCGCCATCTTCAGGACGTCAGTATCCAAGTCATGGATACCCAGCCAAGACTCCTGCTTGAAGGACGAACACATGCCTTGCTGGATTGCCATTTACTTCACCGGATTCCTTACTTGACCGCTACGGTACGCATCCTGACGATTTTTCGCGTCACCCAAGTTCTTCAACAGCAGGAACGACTCGTTGAACTGGTCCTGATACATCTTCATGACATCGGCCTCTTCCTTCATGAAGCGTGCGGCTTCAACGAGGACAGCGTTGATGAGCACCGACTCGAAGTTGTCGCCGAGCCACGTGCTGCCTGCCGTGACGATACTCTCCGGCTGGTAGAAGTAGTTCAGGTCGAGGCTGAAGTTGGCACCGGGCGTGGGGCCGAGGATGATCTTCTGGACCAGATCGTTGCCCGTGTCAGTGCCATCCAGCGCGTAGTACCGAGGCGTCCCGGTGGTGGCCGGGATGGGGTAGCTCTCCCGCATGAAGTTCACGTCCTTGTTCAGGAGGAACTCCCGGGCCCCGGCGCTGCCGAGGAGCGTGGAGAACACCGCGATGCTGTACGCCGCCAAGAAGTCCGCCGGTAGGTTGACCGTCTGCACGCCGCTGGTGAGCGCCAGCGTCGCGTCCTTGCGCAGGATGGGCAACTGGACCGACTGGTAGATCTTCTGCTCGGCAAGCCGCGTGAGCGTGGCAAAGTCCGTGGCCGAGAACGTGTTCTCGACCGTGTCCTCCACGGCGACCTTGAGGGCAGCGTAGGTGATCGCCATGGCTTATGCCATCGGCCCTCGGGCCATGGTCCCCTTCGTGGCCGCACCGGTGCCTCGGACCTTGACCCCGTAAGTTTTCACCGGCGGACAGGGGGCACTGCCGATGTTGCCGACCACCATGCGCGGCATCGGCGCGTCGCCGGAGAGCACCGGCGTAGGCACAGGCTTGG